GTGCCAACTACCAATACTATTGTTGGGCTGATTTTCCAAAGTAGTCTGAAATGTCTGACCAGCAAGAAGTCTGTCACGTTGATCCAACTGTTGGCCAATATGTTGACCCATCATAGCACCTAATCCAATACCAAGTACTGTCCATATTTCCTTATTACTGGAATTCTGACCTAGACCATAAGCCAAGGCGCCGCCTGTTAATGCACCTATTGCTGTACCGGTATCTTGTTTAGTATAGGTGCCTGCACATCCGCCCATAAGGCAACTTGCTATTAAAATTGCAATTAAAGTTTCCATCTTCATTCTTCTACTCCATTATTTCAAAAAGGTATGTTGCCCAATTATAGCCACGACTTCTTTGTCCTTGGCCCACACCGGAAATACTTTGTTATGGGCATAATAAAACAAAGCACCGTTAGTAATATCTCGATTATCATTAGCGACAAGATGTATCCATGCTGCTTTAACAAACGCATCTCTAGTAATCTTATTATCTAAATCTGGATCATCAGCCCTGCCATCATTAGTCCAACTAAACTGGTCTGTCTGCCATATTACGGCACAAACAGTATTAGGATAGTTTGAACTATTTACCCTGTTTCTTACAACATGAGCTACAGCCACCTGACCCATATCAGGTTCACCTCTACTCTCATGGTAAATATTTTGAGCACCACAATAAATCTCCTGTTGTGTCTGTTGATCTTCAATAGGCAATCCCATCATCATCATAGAAGCAACAATAATATTTAATGCACTTTCTAAAAGCACCACTTAACTATCTCCTAATTGTTAATAATGTCAGCAACAGTTTCAGGAAAATTCTTATCTTCCATCAAATCCAACTCTTGCAGTTTGTCTCTCGCTTCAGCCATGATGGTCATTTGACTATCTACTGATGCAACAATATCTGGATGTTCTGCAACACCAACTCCCTGTTGTAGATACACCTCAATATTAGTTCGAGCACAATCTATCTCTGCCTCGTACTTACTTCTTAAACTGTTTAAAATCATCTTATGTAACATCAGCTTCTCTCCCTTTCGTCATCTAGTAATACTAAATCAATACCAACACCAGCGGCAGTGTATATGGCTGTTTTAAAATCTTGTAGTTCACGGACTTGCTTGCGTAAGCGTTGAACCATTACCTTCAAGTTCTCTACTTCTTCAGTCAACTCGGCACTTGCCGATTTTATTTTCCACTCAGCGCTCACGTTCAGCCTCCCGCATACCTTCTTCATACATTGCTCGATCAATTATATGCTTATTCTCTTTATACCAATTATCAGTATCTTGAAAATAACTCATAAGTTCTTTAGTTAGATTCAACATGGCAGGACCCTGTTGACGCCAGGCCTGCCAAAACTCTTTATAGTCAGGTCTATCCCCACCATGAAAGTTATCAGCATCCATTAACTTCTGTTGAAAATTCTCTATGACCTTTGTATATTTTTCTTCAAACTCTTGTCTTACATCAGCCATTTTCAGCTCCTGCTACTTCAATAAAATCTCTGCCCTTTGTACGATGCAACTTATACAAACGGTTCAACTCTTTCTGATGTTCTTTATACTTAGCACGTTTCTTTGGAGTATCTTTAGCAAGAGCTTTCTTCTTACGTTTGATCTCCGCCTTAATGTTTTCATTTACAGTCTTATTCATATCAGTTAAAAGCAGGTATTTCTACCCACAACCTTTCTTCGTTGTAAAAATAGATTTCTTCATCACTTGTGGCACCCTCATTGAAATATTTTCCAATATCTGTACCAGGTAACCAACGACACTCCCAACATAAATTTGTTGTATCGTGTTCCTTTACAATCACTGTAGAACCTGGATTCATTCCTTTAAGGAACCCATCCATCTGTTCTTCAGTATCAAAATAAACTGTGCCTGATTTGGGTATACTTCTACTCATAATACCACTCCGCAAATTCTTCATAAAGTTTATCTTCTAAACGATATGCTTCTCTTTCCCATGGCATATCATTATACTTCATGCCACTAGAATATCGTTTAGTTTTCCATTGCACCCCACCAGTAGAATAATCCCATAATTCTTTTCTAACAAACTGTTTAAGGTGCACCATCTCATGTGCTAACCACATAAGTATATTTGCAATAGGATGTTTCATAGAAGCATCCAATTCAATTCTAAACTCTCTAGGTTTATTCAAATTGTCATCTAAAATATGACAATACCCATAAGAGTTTTCTTTTTCTTTTAAACGATTAGTCAGTTTCACCTCGACTGTAATATGTTTGGCCATACGACCACCCATCAATCGTCTACCGTAGTACCAACACGCCTGTTCTATCTGATCTCTCAAGGCGAGGTTGTTACTTCTAAACCCGTCAATGTATACATCCATCATTCTTCTTCATCCAACTCTGCAAAGACATAGTGAATGATATTGTCGGTGCCTTCGATGGCCTTCCGCAAATCGTTGAGTTCATCCGGTTCATGTTCGGATATCACCGTTTTCATATCTGGGGTCATAATTTTATACCCAACAACTGTTGGCATGATTACTGTCATATCTACACTCCTTTAAATGTTAAAATACCGCTATCGTACAATTAGCTTATCATGTCCAGTGGTAGATGTCAAGCAATAAACCATTGATTTTAAACGGCTTTTTTACCATTTGTAAGTCCTTGATTTATAAAGGAAAAGTTATGTCGAAAAAGTGACAATTTCATGTCTATTTGCGACACTATTAGCTATCTCTTATATTGACTATAATTCAAGGTCCAGCTTATCACAGTTTGGGGGGTACTGTCAACCTTCCGCAGTAAAATCTTCATTCCAACCAAAAGCTTCACAAACCGTATTTTTATTCAAGCCTTTATATTTTTTATTGATAGTTTTATCTTTAGCTAGGATCACCAATTCGGCTTCATCTTGGTGCAAGCCTTCCAACATCTGTATAAACATCTTCTCTCGGTTAATCTTATTTAAAGAAGGATTGCCATAAACCGGTTCCATATTCAAATCATCTCGATTCATTCTAACAAAATTGTGTAATTTTGAAGTTTGGGATGCCAACCGCATCTGTTCACCTTCTCCTTCTGGTGCATCGTTCTTAATATAAGGAACATCACCCTCTGGGAGAAGCCACTCAATCCGTGGATCAAGAGCACTCTTTAAAAACATCTCTAAAGCTTCAGTACGATGTTTCCTTAATACTGCTAGTTTCTTTGGTTTGTCTTTAGCATTATTCACCTTCAAGCAAATCTCACTAAACATTGGTGTATATGTATCATAAGCCATAATTAAAACTCCTGTATATCATTCATTAAATTGGTTAATTTGTTTTGTGCAAAATACGTTAGCAATCCAGATCGCTGACCTACTTTGACATTATCAAACTGATGTTTGATTTCTACTTGAAGGGTGTCTGGAATCTTACTCAAATCTATCAATGTTTCGTTACGTTTCCAATTTCTCATCCAAGTATCTTTTGGACATCGTGCCACACTGGACAGTGTATCTGGTTGCATTTCTGGATCAAGAATGGCAATCCCTTCCAACAGTTCTCTTATAACTGTTTTTCGGATAGGCTTTTGTCTTTTCTCTGTTACAAAAGTATCATCTGGAGATAACACATTAGGTATACCATCACTACGATCACCTCTGATAATATGTTCTACCAAATAACTCCACGGGTCATCATTCTTAATCATTCTTTTTGTTAATGGACTATACTGTTTAACTGTAGATCCATGTAACTGTATAAAATCTTTGTCTGATGATATAATGACAGAAGTATCATCATTTTTTTCTCTGGACAAAACTGCTATAATATCATCAGCCTCACATCCATAAATATCTATTACTTTATATGGGAAGTATTCCTTTAACTCATCTCTAATCTGATTTAAACATTCAAATATAATATCCCACTCATAGCCAGAATCTTCACGATCCTTTTTGCGGTTGGCTTTATAGTTTGGAAAATAATCTCGGCGCCAGTAATGTTTACTGTCACAACAAATTACAAGTTCACCATACTCTTTAAAGAATCTGCTACGGTAATATTTCAAATTATTTAAAATAATATGCCGTACAAGCTCTTCACTAACAACTTCATTATTATAATTCAATTGTACCATTAAACTGCCAATGGCCAATTGTGTAAAATCAACTAAAATCATTATATATTACTCGTCTTTATATAACCCTCATCATCGTAAGCATAAACTATAGTTCGCCATACTGTCTTATGTTCTTGGTCTTTACCGTAAAACAAATCTAACCAAACACTAGATTCAAAATATCTTGCAATGTTTAAAAGGTAAACTTCTCTATTCTGCAATTCTCTTTCTAATAGTTTTTTATCTTTGCTCTTATCCATACGTCGAATCTTATACTTCAATTCTTTGACACGATCCTTATTATGTTTTTCCCAAGCCTTTACATTCTTAACACTTAAAGTATTATCTTCAGGCAAGGCTTTAACATCTTCATGGATGTTTTTATAGGCGGGTGGCTTCTTGGCCGCACGGACCTTCGCCATCTTATCTTCAGGCGGACTCTCCATCATGAAGTTCTCCAGCATAATTAGTTATTTTTTTATTCACCAAAAACTCCAACAAATCATAATAACCGCCAACACGCTCACCATCAATCACTACCTGTGGTAATCGTCTGACCTTCTCACCAATCGCATCCGATATTTCATCTATACTTTCTGATTTAAATGTTTTAAACGTAAATGGTAAATCACACCGTTTCAATATGTCTAAAACTTTGAGCGTAGACTCCATATGTTCACTATCATGTAAATAAACAATAATCTCCATCACCTATACAGAAGTTTCGGTCTTTGATCCTCCTGCCTCTTTTGTTCCTTCTTCACCGCAAGTTCTTTAGCCCGTTTCTTTGCAATACTGGGCTTTTCAAACTGCTCTCTCCTTTTCACTTCAATGATAACGTTGCTCTTCTCACAACTTCTTTTAAACCTTCTCATTAAAGATTCAAAAGATTCACCTTTATGTTTTCTTCGTACCTTACTCACCTATTTATACTCCATAATTTAATCACCTTATAAGGATAACACACCTAATAATGAATGTCAACCATCTTCTTCTGGAACTGCTACCGATTCATATTTCTCATCCTTTGGTACTAATTGGTTGAAAGGCATTTGGTAAAACACCCACTCACCATCATCACGAACACCTGGACGTTTAGGTTTTTTCTCTTTAAATGATCCGAAAACAGCAACTCCTTGTTCACCTGATTCTTTAGCTTTTTCTAATGCCTTCTTCAGTTCTTTACTCCACGGAAAAATATGCAATCTTGGTTCTTGTTTATCTGTTTCGGTCAACAATACATAAATTCTATTATTTCTTTTATCTGAAATGTGGGAATGATATACTACAGGTTTAGTGGGTTTAAAAGTAGTACCATAACCCAAAATAGAGGTATAAGTAAACCATGTCGATATAGCTAATACCAACATAGTGGGTACCAATATAGATTTAAACAAATAGTTTTTAGGTATACTAATAAGAGCCCATAAACTGACCAAAGTAATAAGAACTAAACTTGCATATATTAAATATTCCATTTACCATCCCTCAAAGAATAATCTCGTTTCTTCATTAGCATTTGCATCAACTGGCAAATCTTGGTCATATGTTGATAGAGCTTGAGTACCTATTAATTTTTCAGCCAATAAAGGTTTTTCAGCCTTCTCAACTTCACCATCAACATCTAACGTAAATCTTATCATTGAAAATTCTTGGCCCCTTTTCTTTATATCCACACTAGATGTCATTATTTCCTTATAGGGATTCAATTTAATCAACGTTACTGTGCCAACAAGAGGTTGATTCATCTGTTTGTATCTATCGGGTTTTCTATTATAGACATGAAGATTAATCAAATACTCACCCGGTCTATAACCTCTTAAAGAAGCCACTTCTTTATTCCTATATAGATACTTTTTGGATCCCTTCTCATCATAATAGCTATCATTAGCTAAACCCAAATCATCACGGTCTAAATGCATTAGACCTGATTCTTTATTTCTAAATGATAGTAAATGTCCATCTGGATCTCTAACCCACAAATCTATATCATCACCCGAATCATCATGCCAAGTGAGAATGATAATAAAATCTGATTTTTCTTCTACATCTTTTTCTTTTGAAATTGGGTTTATTAGGACAAACGCCATTATAAACAAAAAGGCTAACCCTACCACTACATTAAACAGTAAATCAGTAAAACCTATAGACGATATATATTTTGGTTTATTCGCCATGGCTCTCTATCTGCCTTTCTATAGTTACCAACTGTATCTTAATAGCTAAAGAACTAACTAGACCTACAAGAGTTGTATAAAGGGCAGTAGACATACCAAGTGACATTCTTATTAATGCATCTTGTACTGACTTAACATTACTCACATCTAACCCTATAAATGCAGTACCCAACATCAAAATAAATCCAGTAACAGTACCTATAAGACCAAGAACTACACAAGTTTCTGCTATGAACCATCCGGTTGAAAATGAATCTTTAGACCAACCGAATCTTTTAAAGGAATGTACTTTCTTTCCTATCCAAACAGAAGTTATCAATAAAACCCCTAGGATAAAAAATCCTATATAGGTTTGATCTTGTTTATAGAGATGGTTGAAGAATCCAAAGTAGTAAGCTATCGTTCCTAATGATAACTCTGTACAAAATAGAAGCCACCATCGCAGGAGTATAGCGTTGGTTTTGTCCACCTATTCTTCTTTGCCTTGGGCTCTTAATCTAAAGTCTTTCTTCTTCGCTGCAGTTGTATGTCTTTCAATAGACTCAATATCATCAGGCTTTCTTAATTGTTTTCTTAAAGCCTGTTTAACTGTTCCAGCACTCCGGCCTGGAACATAAAATGGAGGTAAATCTCTAATCTTTACTTTAAATTGTATTTCTTCATTTTGGGCGGCCCGACGAGCTCGTTGTTTATCTAATATAGCTCTAATTTGATCTGGCGTTACCTTCTTTCTAGCAAAAGTGGCCGGTTTATCTCTACGGGCGTGTTGTCTAACTGCTTTAGCAGTATGTTTCATTGATGTAGTCTTACGATCTTTTTCTGGATCTGGATGCCATGTGTCAAGAGTTTCTTTCTTCGTTTTAGCAGCATGGCGGGCAGTATCATAATCAATATTTTTTTGATATGCAGAATACTTTTTCTTATTTTTCTTTATCTCAGCAGGAGAATCTCCGAACTGACTATGAGGCTTTTTCTTTGGGCCTGAATCACCGAACTGACTTCCCCATTTGGGTTTATCACTTTCAGCAGTAGGA